ATGCATATGGGTTGGCAAAGATGGTCAGTCCGCAAAACGTGCCTCGGTTCTTCAACGCTTTCCGCGATCAAGTCATGTACAAAGTTACCCAGTTCCGGTGGGTGCCAAAAGACAACGCCACTGATTTCGTGTTCCGTGCTCTCCAACCCGCTATCCGGTTTACCAAAGAAGAATGTCTTGATCTACCTGACATGGTTTACGCCAAGCGTGAAGTGGAGATGACGAGACAGCAGACAAAATACTACAAGTTACTTCGTGATCGGATGTTGATGGAGGTCGGAGACGAACAAGTCACGTCTGTTAATGCAGCAGTCAACATGAACAAGCTGTTGCAAATATCTTGTGGTGCTATCTATACCGATACCGGAGAGGCGCTAGAGTTTGATATCAAGCATCGGTATAAGGTCTTGCGTGAAGTTATTGACGAGTCCAGTAAAAAAGTTCTGGTATTCGTACCTTTTAAACATGTTATTGATCTGTTGGTTTCGCAACTAATGAAAGACGGTATCACGGCTGAAGTAATACGGGGGGATGTATCGGCTCCCAAACGCACGGATATATTCAAACGATTTCAAACACAGGATGATCCTAGGGTTCTAGTTATTCAGCCCCAAGCTGCGGCACATGGGGTGACTCTTACAGCAGCAAACACGGTGGTTTGGTGGGGACCAACAAGCTCTCTTGAAACCTACGCGCAAGCCAATGCTAGGGTGCATAGATCAGGACAAGACCAGAAGTGTACCGTCATACAACTACAAGGATCCCCAGTAGAACGACATGTTTATAGGTTATTAGATAGTAAGATAAATATTCACACACAAATCATAAATCTATACAATGAATTGCTTGCATAGCGAGGGATAATGCACTACATTTAGTGGTCCGACATGCGAAGGAGGACAAAATGAGCGAGGAAGCTCTGGATACAGAGGGCAAAGTGCCCGTTGCCCGATTGGTCAACGCTTATATAAAAATGCGTGCCAAGCGAGCCGATATAAAAGATGCGTACGAGAAGGAGGATGCTGCAATAGCGGAATCCATGGACGTTATCAAAGAAGCTCTACTGAAATACTGCAAAGATAACGACTTCAATAGTGTCAAGACTGACGCTGGTACCTTTTTCCGGTCTGTTAGAACTAAATATTGGACTAGCGACTGGGACTCATTCCATAAGTTTATCGATGAAAAGCTGAAAGAGAACCCTGATGACAGGTCGATCTTAGGCTTATTCGAGAAGCGCCTACACCAAGGCAACCTGAAGACCTTTTTGGATGAAAATCCAGACGCTATACCAAAGGGTCTAAACGCTGATTCTTACTATTCAATATCCATAAGGAGTCCAAAGAAATGAGTAGTCCTTTCGTATCTGCCGCTGATCTGGCCGCGCACTTCGATGTGCATGAGGTAACGATTAGAGAGTGGCGAGACAAAGGGTATATCCCCAGACAAAGCTACATCCGTGCAGGGCAGACATACCGATACAATCTTGATGAAGTTATTAAGCACATGACAGGTCAGTCTGATGACGCCGAATCTGAAGCCGTAGTGGTTGGTGGTGTAGAGGCTAGTACAGCAGAACCTTCTGTGGATGAAGACTTCGTATGACAGAGCCACTCAAACGGATCAGTATTCGGAATAAGAAGTTTGAGGGTATTCAGAACGTCGATGCTGCGGATGACATAGACATCATTGTGGTGGGTGTGGCCTTCGTATCGAGGATTTACTACGCAGATAGCTACTCTTCTGATAAAGTCAGTACCCCCTCTTGTTGGTCTGACAACTGCGATACTCCTGCATTGGAAGTACCGGAAGAAACGCGGCAAGCGGGTAGGTGCATTGACTGTAAGCAGAACGTAAGGGGATCAAGCGGATTGAATAGTCGGGCGTGTAGATTTGTACAGCGCCTAGCAGTGGTGCCAGCCGACGATATGCAAACCGTTTATCAGTTACAACTCCCACCTACGTCTATTTTTGGCAACGCTGTGGGGGGCAAGATGCCTTTCCGAGCTTACGCCAACTACCTTCAAGCCCAAGAAACACCAATTGTTACTGTTGTTACAAAGATATTTTTCGATGATAGCAGCGGTAGCCCAAAGCTCTTCTTCAGGCCCGTGCGACCTTTGGAAGAGGAACAGTACGAAACTGTCAAGCATATGATGCAACACCAAGACACGGCGACTGCGTTGACTACCGCCGTTATTCCTTTGGAGGACGATAAGGTGTCGCCATTCGATATGACTGAAGGTTTCGTTTATTCAAACTAAGAGGAAAAAGTAATGCGATACATTGTTAAAGATGTTGAAGCCTTGTACCCAAGGGTCAACCAAACCTACCGATTCGATGCTGCCGAGAATCGTAGTGTGCCTTGTGACCCACAGGATGATGGCGCGAGTTATGAACTGCAATTCCGTATGACAAAAGATCAAGCGAAAGATCTTATGACGCAGATGGCGACTACTTATGCGGAGAAGCGTGATGAGAAGTGGCCTGAAAAATTTCCTATGCCCTTCAAAAAAGATGATGATGGTATGTATACCGGTAAAGCAAAGCTGAAAGGGGCATATGGTAAAGAGCTTACTAAAAAGCCTAAGCAGTACGATGCTAATAACAAGGAACTACCAGAAGACTTTTTGCTAACCACTGGTAGTACGGTGAACCTTCAAGTCACACTTGCCCCATATAGTATGCAGGGGGCGGGGGTTTCTCTACGGTTGAACGCTATCCAAGTCATCAAGTATATGCCTATGAAGACCTCTTCTCCTTTCGAGAAGGTTGATGGTTTTACCGCCGACATCGAGACAAGTCCGTTTGAAGAAGAGGAAGAGGCACCGAAGTCTGAGGCTACGGATATCGATGATATGTTCGATGAGCCTGTTAAAGAACCTAAGAAAGTCGTGAAGTTAAAAGCAACTCCTAAAGATAGTAGTGAAGCGGCCATTGCAGCAGCTTTAGAAGGTTGGGATGACGAATAACGACACGCGATATATCAGTCACAAAGGGGGCATAGGCCCCCAGCGTGGCTTGCGCTTACTTAGGTTTGAAAATGGAAACGACAATATTTTTGAAGGAGGTCCTATCTAGGAATGGTCTTTATTGCGTTTTTGCATCCAACTCTACAGCAGATAAAAGAATACAAAGATTCCATGACTCGATAGACGATCTGGTTGACACTGCGCTCGACCTTGACAGTAACGGATATGACGTTTACTTCGCGTTAGCTACATTTAACGAAGACAATTCACGTAAAGTTAATAACGTCAAACAATTAAAATCATTTTTCTTGGACCTAGATTGTGGTCCAACTAAGGACTTTGCTTCTAAAGAAGAAGCGATCACTGCACTGCGTTTGTTTTGCAAAGGTGCGAAGTTACCTAAACCCTCAATCGTGGATTCTGGTAGGGGGGTGCATGTGTATTGGGCGTTGCGAGAGGGAGTCCCTCTTGATGACTGGTTGCCGGTAGCTACTAATCTTAAGAACCTTTGCGCCAAGCATAATTTCATGGCTGACCCAGCCGTGACCGCTGATGCAGCTAGGGTACTTCGTGTACCACTCACACATAACTATAAACAAGACGAGCCACTACCTGTTAGTTTCATAAACGGTTCGCTACCAAAGAAGGTTGACTTCGATACTTTTGCTGAACTTCTAGGGGGTCAGCAGATTGCGCCTCCGAAAGCAGTAATCTCTGGAGCCAACGCGGTGATGAACGCCGCCCTACAAAACCATGAATACGTTTTTGACACTATCCTAGAGAAATCGGCACGGGGTGAGGGGTGTCAGCAGATACAACTTGCGGTAACAGATAAGAATGAAGTAACCGAACCTGTGTGGCGTGGTGTTTTGTCTGTACTAAAGGCGTGTAGCGATGGCTCTAGGAAACGGGCGCATGAACTATCAAAGGGTTACGATGGGTATGATCCAGAAGAGACAGACGAGAAGTGGGATAGACTGGCTTCTGATAAACGCTACACCTGTGTGACGTTTGAAGAAAACAACCCTGCCCCGTGCCTTGAATGTCCGCACCGAGGTAAACAACGATCACCTTTATATCTAGGTAAGAAGATAAGAGAAGCAACCGGTAAAGATAATATTATCGAAGCGGTGTCTCTAAACTCTTTTGACCAGAGCTTGCAGACGTATGTGATACCTGACTATCCGTTCCCTTATTTCAGAGGTGCGGCGGGGGGTGTGTATAGAAGATTGCAACGAGGGGACAAAGGATTTAACGACGAAGAACCTGTAGATATCCGTGTATACCATAACGATCTGTATATCGTTAAGCGTGTCATGGATGTTGAAGAAGGAGAAAAAGTAGTCATACGACTACACCTATCTAAAGACGGTGTACGAGAATTTACGATACCGCTAACATCAGTAACTTCTAAAGAAGAACTTAGAAAACAGTTATCTTTCCATGGTGTGTCTGCTCACCCAGTAGATCAGATAATGGGATACCTAATAACGTGGGTGAACGAATTGCAATCACAAGAGAGAGCCGATACAGCACATAGACAGTTTGGTTGGATTGATGAGGAGGCAACCGGTTTCGCGCTAGGCGATCAAGTATATTTTCCTGACAGGGTAGAATTTAATCCCGCGTCCAAAACAACACTCGGTTTGTTTCCAGCATTTGAACCTAAAGGCTCATTGGAAGGATGGAAAGAGACGGTAGAGTTCTTCAATAAGCCGGGGTTTGAGCTGCATCAGTTTGCGGTTTGTGCGGGGTTTGGTTCTGTACTGATGCACTTCTTTGAGGATATCGCGTGTTCTGCTATCCACATTCATAGTAAAGAG